TCATCTCGATGCGGCACGTATGCCCCCCCCCCCGACGACGCCGCCGACACGGAGGTCGAAGACGTTATCCGTGTTTGTCAACTCATCGGACGACTCGGTCTCTGCTGGGACCCAGACAGAGGCGACCGGGACGCCGTCTATCGTCGCGCCTGACTGCGGGGGCGGCGAAAACACCTCCATCCCGGTTTTATCGTTCGGGATGGCCTCGCGGGCCTCACCCGCTGCGATGCGTGCGTCGCCGAAGCGGTCTATCCAAATGACGTCTTGTCTCGGGTAGTTTGGATCCCCTTGTTGGAGCGTGACGGTTTGTTCTGCGACGACCACCTCATCGCCATTGTGACGGATCCGCCCCGATGTGATTTGGAGTTGAATGTCCGTGCTTGATGCCGAGAGGATTGAGCCGCATCCACTGATTACCTCAAAGCCTGAGCCGAGTTTTATGAGCTGGTTGATCGGCAATACCACACCGCCCGAACCGTTTGGGACTCCTTGTGTCATTGTGAATGTCTCGCGTTAGCTTATTCGAAACGACTGTGCCCACTGGTCACCTGTCCGACTCTCTCCGGGGATGCGCGTGTTCAGCACGTCTGCAATGTTGTGAGACTGCTCCGACATCACGAGGCAGTCAAAGGTGACGGCCATCTCGTTGAGCGCGGCATACCCCGAGTCTCCCGTCGCGTAGAAGCGCACGACGTAGAACTCATCCGTGTTCGGATGGTTCGCCAGCCACCCCGCATAAAAATCGTCAAGCGAGGAGCGCGGGATGATCGTCCCGGACCACCCATCGATACCGCTCTTATTGTGAAAGGTCGGGATCGTCAGATCACCATCTTCTCCGAGCGGCTCCGTCGTCGCCGGAACGACACACCACCTATCATACTGCGTTTCAGACGTGCTCATTGTTCACCCTGATAGGTGCGCGTAATCGCAGTAGAGTATCTCGGACTTGTCTTTCGCCCGGACTCCGACTCCCGAGTTTCCCGCGTGTGTCGAATCGTTTACGGAGAGCGTCATGACTGTGGGGCCATCGATCCCCTCACTCACGTTGAGCGTGATGTCATTATCCGAGCCGCCAAGGGTTCCGTCATCCCATGTGACTTCTAACTCGTACCACGTGCTTGCGTTCAAGTCGTGGTTACTGTTATTCGCAAGTGTTGTCGAACCCGAGCTGTCTTGCACTTCGATCTTCGCACCGTAGAATCTGTTCCATTGCAGGGTCGCCCAGTAGCTGTTTTGCTCATCCTCCACCCCAAATAAAAACGAAACCCGGTTGTCCGTGGTGGACTCCTGTCGCATATAGAACGTCGCCGTATTTCCCTTTGAGAAGTAATTGTCTAAGCCGTCTCCCGGGAGAGAGTAAATGTATGAGACACTCCCACTATCCGCGACCTCCAAAACGTTGCTTCCATCGACCGCTGGAAAAGAGAGGTTGCTCGCGTCTGTAACGACGAACTCGGATGTCGAGTCTTCATTCCAGTAGGTGTACTCCGACAGGTCACCATCCTCGTACGAGTCGATTATTGCTGATCCTCCCGCGTCATTGATTATCCCTGCGCTGACAAGGGTCATTACGGAGACCTCACGAGCCGCCACTTGACATCCGGGTTCCCGACACTCGACGTGTTCTCCTCGAGGTGGATCTCGTAGGTTGAGCCGGTCGAATCGAGTGACGCGGCGATGTCGCACCCATCCGGGTTGAGCTGCACGTCGTAGAACGCAGTCGTGTCCGTCTGGTACCCGGTATCAACGACGGCCGTGCCGCTGGAGAGGGTCGCGGTTCCGCTTGCGACCCCGTTAGTGACGTTAGTCGCGTTGTTTTGGAGGTCGATCGTCCCATCGATCGGGTCGACCGTGAGGATCGTGACGCCGCGGCGGGTGTCACGAAGCCGCCCCGTCCCATCGGCATCCTCGTCCCACGCGTACGTCGCCCCACGCGTCTGCTCAGCCACGCCGTCGGTCGCCGTCTCTAGCGTCGAGCCCGAATACGTGATATCCAGATAGTAGTCGCCGGTGTCGAGCTGCTGTTCGGTGGCGATGAACGTCTCCGTCGTCGACGATGTCGCGTTGACGCTCACGGATGTCGTCTCAGTGAGCAGCTGCGTTCCGTTCGCGTCGACCCCATCGTAGAGCGTGACTGTCACGTCCTCGGTCGCGCTTGAGCCAGTGGTGTTCTGGATTGTCAAGTCGGTCTGGATGTGGAGGTCGCGATCGGCGCTGCCACTGAACGACACCGGCCCACTCGCGACGATCGTGTCCTGTGCGTCGGCACCGACTTCGACGCCGTCGGCGAACTGGTCCATGAGCACCCATGACGACCCGTCGTTGTAGGTCCAGTACGGCGAGGCCGGCTCTCCGGTGACGAGCCACCACACCGGCTCGTCGCTGCCGGCGCTCGGCCGCTCGGACAGCGGGCCGACACGACCGAGGTCCTCGCCCATCCGTAAGAGGGCATGTTGTAGTGCGTCCGCGTAGTTGACTTTATTAGGATCGGACCAAGTAATCGTGCTTGTCGACCCATCGGCTGGCTCGTCTTGCCCGTCGCCGGGGACGACATCGTTACGTCTCGTCACCTTTGCGTCGCTTTCTGCCATGGTTGATTAAAATCCGTGTGTGTTGCGTGCTGCTACTGCGGTTTCAGTTCGATACCTTCCCAGCGGATGTGGCATTTTGTGCAGAATGTGATGAGGTTACTTTCATCATGCCGGGTTTCTGGCGGTTCGTCCGATAGCTTTTGAGCAGGGGTGATGTGGTGGACGTGTAGCTTTTGCCCATATTCTTCTTGGTGTTGTTCTTGTGACTTCCCGCACCCTTGGCAGGTGAACTCATCACGCCGCCGGATCCGTCGTTTCTTTGCGTTTGTCCACCTTTCACCGTATATTCCGTCGCCGGTACCATCACCGGGATAATTTTCGCCATGATAGTTCTCGGAGCGGTATTCTGCGTAACACTCGTGGTCGCAGAATTGGTTCTGGCAGCGCACTCGGTGCTGTTGTCGTTGGATTGCATCGCCGCACCAAGCACACTCAACTTGCGCGTAATCAACCCATTCGGGGTGGTTTTCATCTTTGAATGCGCCAGTGGCTTCTCGCCATTCCATTTGACAGTCAACACTGCAAAAGCTATTTTTCGCTCTCTGTATCCGGGATGGATATTTGTAGGTAGTTTCCCCACACCAGTCGCACTCAACTGGTTCACCATGGGGTAGTTTTTCATCGTGTTTTGCCGCGTGGTGAACCTTCATCGCCCGTCGGTTAGCGAAACCATCACGGCCGCAAGTCGGACATTCTGCGTCAGACCTATCTGAGTGAGAGTCTTGTTTTGACATGCTTCGGTAGCCCGGAGCGTGGTCGGTGTTCCAACCACCGGCCTTCTAAGCGAAACCGCGCTCCTTAGACGCGTTAACGGCACACAGACCCTTAAATTACTCCCTGTAGCAGCATCACTTAAACGGGTCGAGGCCGCGGATTTGGATGCGCCCGGCGCTGTTCGTGCCGTTGAACACCTCGATACGGTCAATGATCGTTTGCTCAACGTTGAGGTGCCCTTCGAGGACGTAGTCGATGTTTTTGCCGACACCCTCGTCTCGCGTCCAGATCATCGGGTCGTAATCGGTGGTAACACGCGGGATATTCTGTGGGACGCCGACGATAACGCGCTGTTGACACACCGTTGGCTTCCCACCGCCATCCTGGTCGACGCCCGCGAGCTTGCCGAAGCTACTCTGGTTGTCTTGTGAGTCACCAACGTCGTTGAGGGCGTCGTAGTAATCGTAAAAGTAGTCACCCGACGAGACGCCATTGACCCGGAGGTTCATGTAGTCTTCACTGCCGCTCTTCTCGCGCTCGATCCAGATCTCGTACTGTGGGTATGGCGAGGCGATGGTGCCGGTATCGACGCTCAACTCGGTCGTGTCATCGGTGTCGGTGATATCGAGGATGACCTCGCCGCGTTCGTTCGATGGCGCTGTCGTTCGGAGGTCCTGATCGCCAGTGATCGATGACCCGTCTGTCGTCACCTCCCACAACTCGATCTTTGGGTCGTCGGTGCCGAAGTCGCCGGCCGGCCCGATGATGAGCGTGTCTGCCGTTGAGAGGTCCCAGCCGAGATAGATGGTTGTCGTCGCGTTGTCGGAGAGCGGGCCGACCGTGTGCTCGGCGGCGGTGGTGTCGTCCGACGCGAGGTATGCCCCGCCGACGAACGCCTCCCCGGTGTCGAACTGCACCGACTGATTCGTGTTGTCGCCGTCAATGCGGTCGAAGCCGCCGAGCGGCCCCGCCGCGAGGGCGCCGTCCCGCGTCGCGTTGATGTCTCGCGTATCGGGGACGACCCAGTCGCTCCCCGCGTAGCGAGTGGCGGCGGCGATCCGCCGCGACGAGATTTGCCGGTCGATACCACTGCCGTTCGTCGGTTCGACGCGAATGGTCATCGTTAGGTGTCGCTCATCGTGATTTCGATGTTGAACAGGATCGCAATCTGACTATCTTTCGTGTAGTTCGTCGTCGTCGGGGCGTGATTGCACAGCCGCCCGCTCGCCGTCTGGAGGCCGAGTTCGGCGATCGTCTCGCCGTTCAACTGATTCGACGAGAGGAACTCGTTGACTTCAAACGTCGCCCCGCTCGCGCTCTGGTCTGTGACTTGTATCTCGCCGACCTTGTTGTTGAGACTCGCATCTCCGGTCGCGAACGATGAGTCGTCATCGCCCAACAGCAGCGTGTCGATCGGGTCGATGTCGTCGCCCTGCCCGGCGTTGAGTGCGAGGAGCTCGGCCGTCAGCTCGTGCAGTCCAGTCGTCGTGACGTTGCTGGACTCTTCAATCCGCCACGGGGCGATATCGCCATCGATCAGGTGGTAGAGCCGGGCGCTGCGCGGGAGCGCGTCCCACTCGGGGATCTGGTAGCGGACTATTGCGAGGTCGAACACAGCGACGGCGACGTTGTCCGTCTGCGACTGTTGGGCCGTGGTGTGGTCGGTAGACATCAGATCCCACCCGTCTCGTCGGCCCACTGTGACCGATCGTAGCCTTGCGCGGTGGTGTCCCATTCGGCGACGAAGTCGCTGCGGGACTGGTCGGTGACGCTATCCGACTGCGCCTGCTCGTCGACGACTCGCTCCACCTGTCGCGTCGCGACCTCGCCGGGGCGCCCCTGCTCGAGGTCGGTGACACGGGATTCGATCCCGTACAGATAGTTGATGAGTCGCCGCGCGCGGTTGTTGCGTGTCATGCGTATGTGTCGTAGCCCTCGAGCCGGTACTCCTCGCGGAGTGTTGGCCCATCGAAGGTAGCGGTGCGTTCGGTGACGATATGCGGGCCGACGGCGCGGAGCCCCGGCTGGTCTACCTCGACGAGGTCGCCGACCCGCAACCCGTGGACGGTGTCGGTGAGCGCCTCGCCGGTCAGCTCGACGCGCTGATCGGCTTGCCGTTCTAACTCCCGCCGGGCGAGTTGTTCGGCCGCCGGAAACGTGACGAGCGACTCGTCTTCGATGACGGCGTCGTGTTGCCGATAGGTTGATTGTGACGGCTGGTCCGGGATTTCGACGATGACGGGCTTCGGGAAGTGGGCGATGTATGTGGGCGTCGAGCCGTCCGTCCCAAGTTCGATGCCGTCACTCCCGTCAGCCTCAAAGATGACCCACGGATTCCCCTGCGGCGCGAGGGTGTATTCGCCCAGCCGCACCTCTTGGTACCCACCGGTCGTGTCGGGCGGTGACTCGGCCGTCCCCGACGCAATGTCGGAATCGGTGTCGGCCGGCGCGATCGGCGCCCCGCCGTCGTCGGCCTGAATCCGCACGCGGAGTGTATCCGACGACCCCTCAAGCTTCCGCGTCCACACCTCAAACCGGGTGAGTTCACGCTTCCGAGCCCGAACGCGGACCTGTTGGCGATTCGTGTCGGTGATGGTGACGTACGCGCTTTGGGTTGTCTGTGAGTCGTCGATCTTGTTTTCGTCATCGATCCCGCCTTCGACGCGAATCTCGTTCGCCCGCGGCGGCGTCAGCGACGTACTCGGGTCGCCAAGAGAACTGCCGTCGAGCGTCGCAGTAATCGCAGTGTTGGTCCGATCGGGGAGTGGTGTAAAGACCAGGGACGTCCCGCGTGACGTTGCGATCACGGGCTCGCCGGTCTGTGCGCGGGCGTGACTCGCCAGCTCGCCGACGGCTTTTGCGACTTCGATGCCGTCGGCCGCATAATCGATCGTCGCGTTGATCGACACTAGTTGCGAGCGGTCAACCTCCGGCGCATACTGCTTGAGGATGGCGTCCAAATGGCCCGGGCTGTTGTCGTCGCCCGTGACGATTTGTCGGCCTACCTCCGAGTAGAAGGCGTTGCGCTCGTTAAGCCGGTTGAAGACGAAGTCCTCGATGTCGATCGCCAACGTCGACGACTGTCGCGGCGACGAGATGGTCGGGTTCGTGGCGATCGCGGTCGCAACCCGATCGTCGGGGAGCCCGCCGAACGGTCCGGCACCGAATGGGCCGGTCGAGAAGCCGTCACCAGACATCGTGTCCGTATCCTCGTCGCTCACCCACAGCTCAAGGCGATCGTCGCTATCGAGTTGCATCCCGCCAGTCGTGTACTGATACCCTTCGTTATCGATGACGAGACTCCCGCTGTCGACGCGCCGGCCGGCCTTCGAGGACAGCTCGAAGCTGAGGATATCGTCACTAGGGACGATGAAGCTATAGCGCTCCGACTCAGTCGGCTTCGTCACCACGAGTTCGGCATCGGTCGTGTAGCGAGTCATGATTACTGGCGGAACACGCTGGCGCCCTCGCGTTCGAGCGTCTTGATCACGTCCTCACCGTCTTCGATACCGCGGAACTCGTTGTCCTTGACGACGAGCACCTGCTGTGTGTCGCCGCCGCCACCGCCGCCACTCATCGCATCGACGAGGGCGTCGGCACCGGCATCGACTGGGAGCACAGCTTCGTTTGGGTGGAGGTACGCGAGCCCTTCGCCCCGAGTGAGGCCACCCGTCGCGAACGCAGTCAGGTCACCGCCGCCACCGCCACCACTACCAGCGCTCACACTGCCACCCCCACCACTGCCACCGCCCCCGCCGCCACCGCCGTCGTCGTCACCGCCATCGCCGCCACCACTTACGTCGACGTTCAACGCAGACTGTGCCGCGTCGCGCGCGTCGTCGAGTGCATCGCGGGCGTCGTTGAGTGCACTGTCGGCTGTCGAGGACGCGTTCCGCGCGCTGCTGATGATGCTCGACGCCATCGACTCAACCCGAGAGAGCGCCGACCGGAACGCACTCACGACGTCCGACAGCGCGCCCGACAGCGTACTGACGAGCGTTGAGCCGAACGACCGTGCCGCACTCAAGATTGCACCGAACATCCGCGGGATGAGACTCCCGAAGATGAGGTTGTTCGCCCACGCCCGGAAGGATTGAAGCGCGTCGGCGAGAACGCCCCGCAGCCAGCTGAGGAAGCGCGACCCCCACCGCCGCGAGAAGTTCAAGATAGCCGTAAGCGTTCGCTCGGTGAAGGCCCGAATGTTCGTCCACGCCCCCTGCCAGTCGCCCGAAATAAGGTCGAGCGTCACGTTAATCGTCGTCAGCAAGAGGTCAGTCACGCGGCGACTGACCGCAAGGATGGCTTCAAGCGAGAAGCGTGTGATAGCGAGGATCTCATCGCCGAACATCCGCCACCCGGCCTGGATAATGTTTAGCGTCGGCTGGATGATGTTTGTCCACAGCGTGTTGAACGCCGTCCGCGCGTTTGCGAGGATGCCGTTCGGTCCGGAGAGATGCTGCCGCCACAGCGCCCCCACCTTCTGCGTGTGGTTGGTCTGGATGGTGAGCAGAATACCGAGGACGCGTGAAACGATGGATTGAATTATCGTCCACGTCTGCGAGAACTCAGTCTGGATCTGGGTGAGCGTCTGAGCAGTCCGGCTCTGAGTGTTGGTAAGTTCTGTGACGATCTGGCGGTTAATCGCTTGCATCGCCGTCCGAGTCGTCCGCTGGAGTTGCGTCATCGTTGTCTGCGTCGCTCGCTGCACCTTTGCCCAGTTCCTCCGGAATGCCTGGACGATACTCGCCAGCGGCCCGGGGACGATAACCGTCGCGAGCGTGGTCAACGCCCGCCGCGGGTTCCGCTTGAGGAACGTCGTGAGTTGCTGGACGATGCCGCGCACGCGCTGGCCGTGAGTGTTCCACACCCTCTCCAACGACCGAAGCGTAGTCCGTATCGTTCGGCCGACCGTTTGAATACCAGCGATAAACTGCGTCGACAGATACGTGACGATCTGGCCAAAGTTCGACTGTGCTGCCGTGGCGAACGAGCGGATCGTTGTGGTGAGCTGCCTAAGGGCACCGTCCGTGATGGTGTTAATCGTCCGGAACGTTTTACGAACCTCCGTTTGGATCGCTCCGAACACGCGCGCCGTCGCCTTCCGCATCCCGCCGATGTCTGCGACCCACGCGCCGGCGAGCGTCGAGATGGCGATGACAGCCGCGCCGAGCGGGCCGAGTAACGCCGAGATTGCACCCGCGATCGCCGTGACCGCGGGGACTGCGACGACGAACGCAGAGCCGAGAAGGCCAGCTGCGGTGGCACCGCGACGGAGTGGACGCGGGAGGTCGTTAAACACCGCGACGGCCCGCCCGAGTCCGGAAATCAAACCCGACAACGCCGGGACGAGGACCGTCGTCACCGTATTCCCTAAGCGGAGCAGTGGCGGGAGCGCCGAGACAGTCGCCCCGAGGAGTTGCGCGAACTCATCACGGGTGCGCCGGAACGACTCGACGAGGAGGGTGAACGCCTGCGGCCCGCGCTGGCCGACGAACGCGACGAAGCTCTCGAAGACAGGAAGCGCACGCCGGGCGAGATCCATCATCGCGCCGGTGATCTGGGGGATGATCGTCATCGCTGACCGGCCCAGCCGTCGGAGTGTGTTAGCGAATTGGTCGAGCGGACCGAGGCTGTCGACGATCGCCCGGACTAAGTCGGGGAGAGCATTGAGACCATCCCGGATTAAGGGAATAAACGCAGATCCCAGCGGTGCGATGATATTCGCGATTTCTTGACGGAGCTGTCCGAATCGTTTGGCGAGTGCCTCTGTCGGGCTGTCGACGCCCTCCATCGTCCCCGCGAGTTGCCGACCATAGGCGAGGAACCCGGAGCCAACAATAGCTGAGAAGGCCCCGATGACAGCCGTTGCCCCAGCAGCGACCCCCCCGAGTGTAACGACGAGGGGGGCAAGTGTCAGCGAGAGCGCACCAAGCGCCGGGATGAGCGAGGCCGTCATCGTTGCCGACCACGTCGCCGACGCGCCCGTGGCCGCATTGGTCGCCGCGGTGTAGCCGGTGATACCGGCAGCCGCCCCGACGGCCCGCGCCCCGGTCTGTGTGAGTTCGTCACCGAGCCCTTCGAGCCGGTTCCCCAGCCGACCGATCGCCAGCCGGAGTGAGTTCGATGCGTCTTGGACCTCCGAGAGCGACCGCTCGACGGTTGCTCCGCCAGACGCACTGAGAGTCACGCGGAGTTCTTCTGCGTTGATTGCCATGTGTTAGGAGTTTGCAAATTGGTCGAACGCCTGATGGTCACCCGCGGTGCCGCCCTGTTGGGCGCCGTCGGACTCAGTGTCGGTCGTCACGCGCTGCCAGATGCAGTACCCAACCCACAGTCGCTCGCGTTCGGTGTGGGTGAGGTCTTGCAGTGTCTCACAGAACTGATAGCCACACTCCGCGTGGAGGAAGAACTCAATCGCAGCGCGGCGTTCAGCCGGCGCACAGTCGGTCAAGGTATGGATCTGCTCTAAGCGAGCGCGGACGCCGGACGTGTCTATCAGTTTCCCTGCGCCTCTGTGAGATCAACGTCCGGATCTTTGAGCATCTCGACGAGGAGGTCTTTCTCGCCATCAGGGATGTCGCCCTGGAGGCGCCCGGCGGTCGCGCTGTAGCCGCCGACCTCGAGCATAGCAATCAGCAAGCCGACTTGGTGCTCTTGCGGGAGTGACTTGCCGACCCAGTCCGGCGGGATCTCGTCGTCCGGGGCGTCCGGCCGGGTCGTGAGGTCCGGCGCGACGATGTACTCGTTGATGAGGTACGCCATCGCCTCGTCGTCGATGGTGTCGGTCTGACCCCCGACGAAGGGACGGACGTGGTCGTTAAAATCGCGTTCGCGGATCGGTTTTGTCTTCACGTCGCCGCCGAGGCGCTCAACGTACACGCGCTCGACGCGAAGCGAGCCATCGGCCTCACGCGGGATGCCAATATCGTTCGCGGAGAGCAGGCTATCGTCAGCATCGTCGTCGACATACTCCGGGCTGGGCTTGTCGGGATCGTGGTCTGTATCGGAGTTGGACATTGGAAATTACGTCTTGTTGAAGACCAGTGCGTCAGTGTTCCCGGACGGTTCAAGCCCCATCCACGTGACGTCGGTCTGCATAACGGAGTTCCCGCTTTCGCGTTCCTGACTGCCGCCGTCCTCGATGTACGCCCGCTCAACGCGAATGTCGCCCTCGGCGGTCGGGATCTCGAACAGACCTTCCGAGCCTCGGAGCATGTCGCCGAAGGTCTGTGCCGATTCCGTCTCGCCGAAGACCGACGACTCAACGCTAATCTCGCGCGTCCCGGCGTAGATGGCCTTGCTCAGTCCTTCGCCGGTGGTGACGTCTTCGACTTCGTTACTCACGGTGAGCTCGGTCGAGGCGATCTGTTCGGCCGCGCTGTGGCCGTCGAAGTCAATCGACGACGACGCTGCCGCCGGGATCGCATCGCCGAGTGCGGCGACGCCACTGACCGTCTCGAAGGAGCCCGTCCCTAACGCTGGGACGCCGTCGTCGGATTCGATACCGTCGCGGGCGTCCTGCCCACGGATGACCGTCAGTAGCTCGGCGGCGTCGGTGCCGTCGCCCTGATACACTTCAATGTCGCCGGCGTGGGACGCGGGCACCGACACACGGAGCGTGCTGTAGGTTTCGGCCGAGGACACGACGGTCGTCGCGTCGTTCCCGTCCGTCGACAGCGTTTCACTCGTGCTGGCGTCCTCGTTTTCGAGGCCGACGCTGATGCCCGTGTCAGCGCTGTCGGTCGAGCGCAGGTAGATGGTCTTGTCGCCATTGGGCTGGTCGATCTGGTAGTCCCGACGGGTGTAGATGATGTACGTGATCTCGGCCTCGATACTCGCCGAATCGCCGGGGTCGAGCGACAGCGTCGCCTCCTCGGGGATGCCACCCTCGCCATACACCTCATAGCGCGTGTCGAGGTTTGCGGCGCCGGGGTCGGTGTTGGGGTGGGTGTTGCCCTGCTCGGTGAAGTAGCGATAGTGGACGGTGTTCTCGGTCGCCAGCGCGTTGTGTTGCTCCACCAGCAGGAACGTGTGGGTGTTCTCGGGCTGGTTGTCCGCAGTCCGCTTTGAGACGTCGTAGAAGGCGTCGTTGGGGTTGCCGCCGGAGTCGGTTGGGAAGCGTTCGAGGTCGTAGTTGATCGTGATCTCGTGGTCCTCCTGCTGGCGGGTCTTGTCTTGGCCGATCGTGTTGCCGAGGCCGACGCGGTTCTCGAAGTTGGGATCGGTGTCGATCTCGACAGAGTTGATGACGGAGCTGTACAGCTTGAACGTGGGGTTACTGGGCGTCTCCGGTTCGCCGTCAGCGCCCGCAACCTCGCGGGCGAAATAGACTGACTGGCGACGGACGCCGCTTTGAACTGTTGAACCTGGCATGATCAGTCGGTGGTGTCAGTGTACCGCTCGACAGTAGCGCTGGTATCGAGGAGGTACTCGCCGACGTGTTCGGGGCACTGGAACGTGCCCGTCGATGCGACATCGAAAGTGTAGCGCTCGCCGGCAACGGTGACTGTCAACTCGGTTGTCGGACAGCTGCCGGTCGAGTCGCGTGTGAGTACTTGCAGTCGCATGGCTGGCAAAGGGTGTCCAACCCCGGTGCGGTCAGGCACGCCGCCGTCATCCCGCGGACAGTAGTGCGACCGGAGGCACGGCCCTCACAATAGCGCCGTGCTGAAACGAACAGTCTGTGCCCGTGGATCGATACCGACACAGGACAGTACGCTGTCAGCGGGCCTACTCGCGGAAGCGGGTGTAGGCCGCTGGGAGTTGCCGGATGTACTCCGGCCGGACGTCTTCTTCGTCGCTCGTCCGTTCGATATCCCTCGTGTCGCCGGGGGAGACGGTGCGGAGCGGATCGGGCGGCATGGAGTAATTTTCGATGAGGATTGTCTGGATGTGGTCGTCAAGTGCGCCGCGGAGCGCCTTCGGATTCAGGTCTGCCCCGTTCGCGCCGAGTCCCTCGGTGTCCTCGCGCGTCCCGGCGACGATGTTCACGGTGAGCGTCCCCGACCGGATCTGCATCACGCCGCCGCCACTCCCGTCACCTTTGAACGCGGTCGCGCCGGTCGTCCCGCCATCCACAACCCCTTCGTCTTGGGAGTGGATCGCGATTGCCGGGGTGAGCTGCGACCGGGAGTGGCGGCCGGTGTGGATCTCCGGGCGCTCGCCAAGCGTCGTCCCGTGCAGGGTGACCTTCGTCTTGTCGAACTCGTTGCGAATCAGGTCATAGATGGCCGTCGTTGGCGTGTCGCTCATGCGTCATCACTCCGACCGAGACACTCGCGGAACGGCCCGCCGCGGCTAGCTTCACTCACGACGCGATACACCGTGCCGTCGACGTCTTCGATCGTGGTGTATTCGACGCGCTCGCCGTTCCACGTGTCGCCGCCATCCGTGACGAACGTATCGACGTCGATGAAGATCCGCGCGTCGGCCTCGGTTTCGATGCCGGCGGGCTCGGATTCGACCGAGGGACGGCCGCGGAGCTGCGTCACGCCGTCCGCTGTCTGTGGCGAGTCGGAGTGTTCGACGATCGGCACGTCGCCGTACTCGTCGGCGCTCCCGTCCTCGATAAAGTTGCGGACTGTCAACTCGTTCGTGAGGAGATCGAACGCGGCCCGGTTGCCGTTCAAGAGGTCGGTAATGCGTGACATGCGTTACTCGTCGCGGCGGGCTTCGATACTTGCCCGGAGGGTTCCCGTATCGACCGGGGCGCGCTCCTTCGCTTCTCGTTCGAGCAGTAGGGCCGCTTTTTTGACGAACTCCTCGACGGAGTCGCTCCCATCGGCGATACCCTGAAGTTGTCGCTCGACGGCAGCGGCAGCTGGGCGCATAAACGGATTTGGATCTGTTCCGGGGTGATCAACGGACTGCGTGTAGACCGTCTCGCCCCCCACCGTGAACACGAGCGGGTCGCCCTCAATCGGGTGCGGGCGCGTCCCGAACTCCATATAGGGCGCGTGGCTGGCTGATGACCCGACTATGTAGACGACTTTTTTCGTAGATCCCCAACGATCTGATATATCATCAATTGTTTGACTTAACGAGTCAAACCCATCTAATTCAGCGCCGATGTTGAGCACCTCGCGTTAGTCGCTTGATCTAGCATTCCTCTGCCACTGTTGGCGTCATCGGCGATTTTGGTTGCGGGCATTCTACTGAACCGTGTTCCACTTTGCCATGGTGTGTCGGGCATAGTGTGATCAGATTCCCTAGCTGATGTGCGGCGGTTTGGGTGTTGAATTTTTCAAGAGGAACGATGTGGTGCATGTCGATCGGTACCAGAGCATTGACTCGTGGGGGATCGTTGGCGTGTACGATGCCGAGGCCCGTGATGTCACGCTCCACGAGAAACCCGACCACGACGAGATACTCGCACGCGGTCGGCTCGCGGTCGCAGCCGACTGTGCGACACAGGAGGCCGGGCTGATCCTCCGTAGTGTTGAGGTCCTGAACACCCGCCACGTCGGCGACGGCCGGGGCAAGTAGTCGCGCTCCAGCCAGCCGGCTTCTTTATCCGCGCCCATGATTAGGCGGTGAAGACGAACGGCTCGTCGCTGTCGGGGTTGATGATCTCCTCGAGTTGCCCGGTCGGGTCGCGGGCGTAGGCCATCTCCAACAGCGACAGCGACTCGTCACTTTCAAACGAGAGCGACTGCTCGCCGAGAGAGACGTCCGTCACCGTCTTACCGTCGACGGCGAGCGCCGCGCCGAGCAGCGCCGCCGTCTGGACGTACGCGGTGTTGTTCGTGCTCGGCGGCGACAGGCGGTCGTTGACGATCCCCTCGGCGTAGTCAACCTCGAACTGAAGCTCGGGGTCGGGATAGTCCGTGCTGTCGAGGTCGCCCGCGTCACGGATGTCGCTCGGCGTCAACGAGATCGTCATGCGTTACGCCTCCGGGGCGTCGATGGCGTCAAGGGCTGTCGTCCGGTCATCACCTGCGCGCTCCAACTCGGCGAGGTCGCGACGTTGCTCGTCGCTCAAGTCGTACTCGTCGACGGCGGCACGGACTTCGTCAACGGTCAGCGCGCGCGGGTCGAACGGCACGTCCGTCTCATCCCACGCATCGGCGTCCGGATCGGTGTCGGGCGCGTCGGACTCGTCGGCGACGTCGAGCGCCGGATAGCGACTCAGCCAGTCCAGCGGGTCGTCGTCGGGGACGGTCGTCACGCCGTCGGCGAACGTGAGTTCGCCATCGGGCGCGAACGCGAACGAGAGCGTCCCGCTGAAGTCCGCCGGCCGGCTGAGATGTAAGCGTGTAGGCATGATACGTGGGCGGTGCTCGATCAGCCTTCCACGCGGACGGCCGCCTCATCACGCTTGTCGGTCCAACCATACGCCGACTTGATCTTCATCTTGATCGAATCGCTGTCGAAGTCGGTTTCTTGATCGGTGTCGACGCCCTGCCACTCGCCCTCGTAGCCGAAGTGATCGGAGTCGACGAGGATGGCCTCGGGGTTCGAGGTGGCGTCAAGCGACACGTTCGTGGTGAACATGTACGTGATGCCGCCGAACGTCCCGATCTCGCCGTTGCGGACGACCTCGTCACCGAGGTCGGTCCCGCGGTCGGCGAGGAAGTTCGTGATGGACTCCTTGCCCTCGGGGTCGACGAGCGCCATGTCGGCCGTGAAGCCGTCCTCGCCGCGGTTGGCGAGCTCGGTCACGCCGGCGTTGATGTCGGCGAACTGGAGCGTGCCGTCCGCACCGCCGGACTGCGAGACAGCTGACCCGGCCGGGGCGGCGGCGTCCAGCACGCTAAACGCCGCGCGGTCGAGCTTTTTCGCCATGTTCTTCGCGTGACCGTCCATGTGGTCGGCCACGAGATCGAAGACGTTGTCGTTGATGTCCTCTTCGGGGATCTTCGAGCCCTTCTTGAAGATCTGGCGGACGATCTCCGGCCGGCCGTAGGTCTCGCGGTCGTAGGTGGTGTCCGCGCCGGGTTCGACCTCTTCGGGTTCGCCGAGTTCCTCCGCCGGAACCGGCACCTGGAACGATTCACCCGCACCCTCGGGGATGCCGCCCGGCGGGCTCATGAAGAACTCGCGGACGACGGTCTGTGCTTCGACCCGTTCGGTCGCCACGTCGGCGACTGTCTGCGGGTCAATAACCTGATTGATGTTTGGAAGCGCCATTGATGTGGTTGAAAGTAGTGTTCGCGTTCAGTTACAGGTCGACGTGCGCGTAGCCGCTCGGCACGCTCGGGATCTCCTCGCCGAGTTTCGACGAGCCTTCAGCGTACATCGTCAGGATGCCCTTCGCGCCAGAGCCGGCAGCGAGTTGCCCGTCGGTCGTCGACTCGGACACCTCGACGCCGCCGGCAACGCCGCCCGCGACGTTCGCGACCACCGGGCCGCTAAAGGTGACCTTTACGAGGTCGCCCGACGCGTAGTCCGACCCGTCCTTGCCGTAGCCGGCGACGCCATACGCGACGTCGCTACTGCCGGAGTTGGCGGCGATGAGCTCGTCATTGCTGTCGAGCGCGACGGCGTCACCGGGCGAAATCGTTTCCGCGGCGACTCGCGTTTCAGTGTGCGTTGCATCGCCCTTGTGCGACTGTCCGGGTTCGAGGCTCATGCGTTACCCTCCAGTTCGTCGATCTGCTGTTCGATCCGTTCGGCCTCCTGCTGCGCGGCGCGGGCCTTGAACGACTCCGCGTCGTCATCGGCCTCGGCCAGCGGCCCCTCTTCGAGTTCGGCGAGCCGCGCCTTGAGTTCCTCACGCTCGTCCTGCTCGGCCGCCGACAGCGTCGCCGTCTGCGTGCCGTCGGGGTCAGCCCCCGACCGCACGTCGGGCTCCGGATCTTCGTCCGGCGTCGCCAGCGTGGCGGCCTCGGTTTCGTCGTACTTCGCGGCAAGTTCCGCGACGGTGAAGCGGTCGACGAGGTCCTCTTCGGAGAGGACAGTCTCGCCAGCGTCGACGAGTGCGGCAGCGTACTCTTCGGCCGCCGCGTCGGTCGCCTCCACCTTCGCAGAGAGTGTCTCGACCTCGGACTCGAGGTCGTCGATGCGGTCGTCTTTTTCCGAGAGGCGGGCGCGGAGCTCCTCCACGCTCGGCTCCTCGGGATCGTCGGGTTCCGTATTTGACATTGACTCGTCAGTAGACTGCGGGCCGGTCCCGCTCGGTCCCGTGCTGGATTCCGCCAGCTCGTCAGAGTGCTGTGCATCGCCCGCGGCCGCCTCGGCCTCCATCGCGGCCTCAAGGTCGGCTTCTTTGTCTGGAAACCACTCCAACGCCCGGCCATCGGCCGTCCCGCCCCACAGGGCATACTGGACCGGGCCGCAGCCGTCGGTCCAGGTGTCCTCTCCCCACTCGGCCGGCGGGTCGGAAATATCGCTGACGTCCTCGCTGTGGGAGTTGAGATAGTCGGGGATGGCCGTGTTCTCGCCGCCGGTGAAGTCCGACGGCGCGAGGTCGGCGTTCGCGATGGCCTGCGCCCGGGATTCACCGACACCAGTCCCGCAGTCGGCGAGCGTGTCGTACTGCTCTTTGGCGTCAAGGGCGGCCTCGGCGGCCGACACCACATAGTCGGGTGGCGTCAGGTCAATCTCTGTGCCGTTGATGTCGACGAGGTGCGCGGCCTGCATCCGGGCGAGCGCCGGCCACTCCTCGTGGACGGAGAGCGTCTCCGTGTCGGTACGGTGGGCGACCGTCACATCCGTGCTCCCCCACTCACCCTCGCCGGTCGGGCGGTGCAGCCGGATCAGCGCGGCCGGGGCGTTGACGGTCGCGTCACCGGAGAGTTCAGTATCGTACTGTCCCTCGTCGATCGTCTCGATGACGCGACCCGCTGCGGGGCGGTCCCCCTGCGACGACCACGACACGATGTCGCTGGCCTCGATCGTGTCCGCCATCGGGTGCGCCGCCGCCTCGGCGTCGGCGTCAGTCTCAGCCTCTAAGTGCTCCGCGGCAGCGGCCTCGGCTTCGTCCATCGCCCACTGCGGGACGCTATCAAATTCCTGCGCGAGTGCCCGGAGACGACGGTCGTGCTCGTCAGGGTCGTCACACCGGCCGCGACAGCCGAGGGCGTGGGCCGCCTCCACGTTCCCACGCCGGAGCTGCCCGTCAGCATCAACCACCGCGTAACTGGATGCAGTTTTGGTATCACCAGGATAGAGATAGTGCTCCTGATAGCCCTCGGTCGGTAACGCCGACTCGTCGAGCTCTCCCGTCGCCGTGTCCTCAAAGGAGACACCAGACACCTCGCGGAGTGCTGCCCTAGCGAGGTCGCCCTGCTCTTCGAGGCGGTTGACGAGTGCTTCGTGCGACGGTCCGGGCATGAACACGGTGTCCGCACCGTCGCCATGCGTGTGGATCAGGTCCTCGCCATCGGCGTCGTCACCCGCGTCGAACCCCATCTCTTGGGCCTTCTCGACGGCCTCGCCGGGGTTGTCGAAGCGATACTCGGCGGGGACGTCGCCCTCGGCCGCCATCGCATCATCGCTGTCGGCATCCGTGTCGGGGTCAGCCTGCTCGTCACGGTTCGCGTCGGCCTCGGGGTCGGCGTCGAACGCCGCCCGCACGTCGGCACAGATCGCGGTGTCGGGCCGCGCCGCCGCGACCGTCTCCGCCGTCGCCGACGGCGCCGCGCCGTTCTGCACGATCGCGAGCCCGGTGAACGTCGGGTCCGACACGCGCACCGCCGGGCCGCGTGACGTGTCAACCTCTTCGCCGAGGTAGTGCCGGGCCTCGATCGAGACAGTGTGTGCGTCGACATGCCCCGCAAGCGCCTCATCGTCGATCCGGGCGCGATACTTCACGCCCTCACCCTCTTCATACCACGCATCGACCACTTCACCGACCGACTGCGAGGAGTGCAGCGGGTTGATCTCATGGCCGGAGAGCGTCGCGGCCCCCTTTCGGAGGGCGTCGGCGGGCCACAGTTTCAGGATATCGCGGTTGTCCTCGCTGTCGGGGTCGATGCCTCGGGTGACGTCATTCTCACCGATGGCGACACCTTCGATGATCGTGTCGTCGCTGTCGGCGAGGCTGGCGGTTCGACTCTCGATAGTGGTTGTCGGTGGCATGGGTGTGGCGGGTTAGGCTGTGAGTTGCGTCGGGTCGGCCGACGTGGTGACGATCCGACCGGGGACGCGCTCGCGGAGCGGCGTCGTAATTGCACTTCCGTCGACGTTCGGCAGGGGGGTGCATCTTCCGTTCACATGTGCGGGTGGCATGAGTCGGTAGATCTGCCCGCGCCACTGGACGTGCGTCGACCGCATCTCGTCGATCGTGAGGTCGACGCCGTCGAGGCGGCGGCAGAACGGACACACCCGCGCGTCCGCCGAATCGGTCCACTCAACGTGGCTCACGGTCTCGACGCCCGCCGCCTCGTAGCGGTCGAGCGTGTGCGTCGTGTGCGCGTTGATGGTGTGAGTACGTGCTAACGCCTCGGCGCGGGTGTGTTGGAGCGTCCGGACGTCTTGCGTGAGTCGGGACGCCATCTCTCGCGGCCCGATCCCCTCGGCGAACGCCTGCGTCACTGTCTCGCGCACCTGTTGGGCGGCCGCGTCGTTCGTGATCTCCCAGAGCTGCTGGTAGGGCTGGAGATACAGCGCCCGGAGCTGCCGCGGCGACACACCGATATCGAAGATCGCCGACAGCGGCTCGTCGTCATCGAGCGCCGTCGACGCGATCTCGCCACCGCGAATCCGGAGCCGGTTGCCGCCGGCGTCCCACCCCTCGCGGGCCGCACCGCGGAGGTAGGTCGTCGTCCAGTGATCCCACTCCGAGAGGACGCCCCGGATGTCGCGATCGGTGCTCGCGTTGCGAAGCCGGGCGCGCAGGCTCGGGTCCGCGGGCTCGAGCACCGCCGACGTGAGTGCCTGCCGGAGCCACCCGACGAACGAGCGCGCTTTCGCCTGCGGGCTGTCACGCTCGCGGACACCGTCCGGCGGCGGCGGCCAGTTCCCGGGTGTGTCGTCGTCATCACCGTTCGCGAGGCGGGCGTTCCGCGCGCCGTCGCGAAGCCCGAAGCCGTCTTCCACGGCCGCGAAGTGGCGGATGCGCCCGCGGATCGGCCGGAACCGACCGCGGATGTCCGCGACGAAGCGATCGCGTTGACCCTCGGACGGTGGGCTCCCGAGGCGGGCCGTCGACGGCTGGCAGTGGGTGCTCATGGACGGTTAGTCTCCCGGGAGGAACGAGTCGCCACGCCAGAAGTCGTATCCACCGTAGACGTAATCGAGGAACGCGGCGCAGAACTCGTCGGCGTTGACGCCACGCGCTCGCATCGTCGAGACACATCCACCGCTCGAGTCACCACCGCCGTGTTTCCCGCCCATCGAACTGAACGCATCCAGTGCGATGAGGCGAGCCGGCGTGTCCGAGTCGCGCCACGACTCCGGCGGCGACCACGCGAGCATAGCCTCGTCAATACCGGCCTCACACAGCGACGCGGCGCTGGCGTCATCTTCCACGGCACCGAGTGGATCGATATCGGTGTCGATCTCGGTCGCTTTGAGGTCGGCCGCCTTGTAGAACCGCACCGGCTGCCCCGATTGTTCCGTGACGACGCCGTAGGTCGGCGAGTCCGATGATGCCTCAATGCGGTCGGGGGCGCTTTCAGTATCAGCCAGTGCGTCGTCGTCGACCGTCTCAGTGATGGCCGCCGCGATAACGCCGATCCCGTCCGGCGTCTCGACGACGTCACCCTCGCCGTAGCGATTCGCGAGCGCCGCGTCGTCAACCCCGACCGCATCCGCGAACGTCTCGCGCACCTCGGGGTCGGCCTCGTCGAGCGGTGCGAGCGCGCCCATCTGGCTCGCGTCTTGCGTCGCGTCGGGCATCACCTCTTCGGGGTCCCACCCCGGCACCGTATCCACAAGCGCGCGCGGTTCGACGAGTTGTGACACCTGCCCGCCCGGTGCCGCCTGCTTGAGTCCCTGCATCAACGAGCTGAACTTGTCCGCGTCGAAGTGCTCACTCCGCAGCGGCGAGTGCGGGTCGTCGGACCGCACCCGCAAGCGCACGTCGGGCACCTCGCCGGGGTCGCCATACAGGTCGTCCGTGTTCTCGACGTCTTCGGGGTGGGCGTGACCGAGCAGGAACTCGCACGCCTTCTGTTCGAGCGCGATCCGGAGCTGCGACTCAACCCACTGCCGCCCGGACGTGAGTGCGTCCTGATAGTCGTCCGCCTGCTCGCCGGTCACGTCACGGTTGATGTCGCCCTCGAACCCGACGCGGTAGAGCGAGACAGGGAGCGCCGAGATCACCCACTCGATCTGCTGTTGGATGAGCGTGACCACGTCCGGCGTCCGCCCCTCGATCTCCGTGATATCAGGGTCGGTGTTCGTGACGCTCACGCTCTCGGGGTTGTTCGGGTCGAGCCCCGAGAGCATCTTTTTCGCCTCCTCGGTGCTGTCGGTGTTGACGTTCGCGACCAGCGAGTTCCACGCCGCGTTTTTCACGCCCTGATCGACGTCCTGGTAGATCTCCCGGATAGCTTTCGCCCGTTCAACGACCGTCGCCGTGTCTGGGCGCCCGAACACCGCGCCCGTGTCGGGGTCACGGGCGAACATCGTCACGTCGTCGAGCGCGAACCCAATTTGATCGAGTTCCTGTGACGCGAAGATGTCGTCGTACTGAACGAACGCCGCCGTCTTGCCGGCCGGCGTCTGTGGGATGGTGTCGGGCGTGCTGTCGGGATACGACAGCGTCGGCGCCCGAGACGGCGACACGGACAACCCGTCGTCGCCCTGGAGATCGCGCCGGTCGTCATCGGGACGTAACAGAAGCGCCTTCCCCTCGCGCGTATACGCGGTGACATCGTCGACTGCGAACGGCCGGAGGCCGATGAGGCGCTCGCGCTCGCTCGCGTCGGCGTAGACGTGTTCGAGAAGGCCCGTCCCGCGCCGGCCGTAGGCGTCGGTCAGGGCTTGATACAGGACGGTGGTGAGGTCCTTTGAGTAGGAGTCCGAGCTGATACCACACCGGGAGAGCCATCGCGCCAACGCATCCGAGAGCGCGAGGCCGTGATAGGAACTGTTCGGGTACTCGGTTGGGACCTCCGGCTCGGTGAAGTCCTCGACGTCGACGCTCGGGTCGGCGGGCTCGACGATCGGCTCGTAGCCGGGTTCAAGGAGGTCCGAGACGAACAGTTGCGTCGGGCGACGGAGCAGCGGGTTCGCGGCGAACTCGTCGACCCAGTCGTCGAGCGCGCTCCCGTCGGGCTCTTGGGTGAACTCCTGCCGGTCGGCGAAGAAAAACGGCTCGTCACGGGCGCGAGGCTCGGCCGCGTCGCGGTCGGCGGCGTCGCCCTCGTCGCTACTCGCAGCGAGGGCGGCCGTGTCGTACCCGCCGCTCCCGGCATCGCGTGGCATTACTCACTCCCCTCCGCGCCGGCGGCGCGGTTGTACGCGACGACGTGGTCGCGGTCGACGACGACCGGCGGCGAGCCGTCTTGGGCGTGCAGGCGGAGTTCCTGCGGCGTGGCTTCGACGCTGCTGATATTTGTCCAGACCGTTTCGCTGCCGTGGGCCGCCGCGGCCGTCTGTGTCCAGAGGATTGTGACGTGCATTGTTAGAGCTCCATCGAGAACGCCGTGGCCGAATCGATCCCGTCGCGATCCGTGTCTCGCACCCAGATAGCCATCAGCGCCGCGTCAAGATAGTCGGGTGAGTGGCCGAGCTCGTCTTTGATCGCGTCCTTCGAGGTCGCTTGGTATACCTCGGCGCCATTCTCGCCGCGACTGTCGAGCGTCCGTGGCGTGTACTGGATCGCCCGGGCGGCGGCGAGGGCTTCCTTTCGGAGCTGCTGGCTCGCGATGCTGCCGCCCTGTTCGAGAAACTCACCGAGGTGATGTAGCGACTCGGCCCACTTGTCCTTCCAGCGCGTCATCGCGACGGGCTTCGTCCCGTTCTGGAAGCCGACGACGTTCGGGACACGGTCGTTGACGTAGTCGTGGAAGCCAGGGGCGTAGCCCTTGTCGACGGCGACGTCTGGCGAGGCCCACTTCGAGAGGCCAGGCGTCGACGCTGTCCCGTCGACGACCTCTGGCTTCTGTTGTTCGTGATTGTCTCCCTGCTCCGCGTAGTGGACGCGCAGCTCGGTGTCGTGGACGCCGACCATCACGGTGTTGTCCGTGGTGCGGGCGACGTCGATCCCGACCGCAGACGGCATGTCTCTGACCCGGCCCGGCTGCCGGTCGTACGCCGCCCGGACGTCGCCCGGATCGAGCGGGCGAAGGACGCTCGCCCCGCCCGGTGGGACGATCCCGCAACGCCGGCGGTACCACAGCGAGTGGAGGTCCTCGCGGAACTCGTCGTTCGGGATCTGGGTGCGGTCGTCAGGAAGGACGGCACTGCGGGCCTCGGGCTCGGCGCCGAGCCACGGGTCTGACCACCGGATCGCCTGCTCAAGGCCAGGCCACGGCTCGTCATGGTACTCGCGCCAGTCGCTCTCAAGCTTGTGCGTGGTCGCAAGCCCGCCGATCTCCTCGCCCTCTTCGAGACCGCGGTCAAGGCGGACGTTGTGGCAGTCCCACGTCGGGAACTGGAGATGGTGCCACTCGTCATGCTCGATCAGCTGATGGACGACGTTGCCGCTGCCGTCCGGGGGGTTTGAGATGACGAGCACACGGTCATCCGCGTCCGTCCCTGTCGAGCGGACGGCCTCGATGTGGTCGGCGGTAACGCCCGGCTTGTCTGCCTCCTCGATGATGTAGATGACGTGGTCGTTGTGAGGGCCCTGGAGGTCGTCTGGATAGCGCGGCGAGACACACTCAAAGAACCACTCGTCGTCGAGTCCCGTCCGGATCTCTCGGTCGCCGTCCATCGTTCGTCCGCCGAACATCGCCGGGAGTGGGCTATCCCGGTAGAGGCTCCGGGCGGGCTTCCAGATGTTCGTCTTCAGCGTGCCCGACGTCCCGGCAGTGACGTTGACGATGGTATCTGGATTACAGTGGAGCGCGGCCACCCCGCCGGCGGCAGCGATGTACGACTTCCCGACGCCGTTCGCTGCGGAGACGACCACCTGCTCGTGTTCATGCAGCGCGGCGAGGATGTGATCTTGGACGTACGTGCGCTCAAGCCCGAGCAGATCCGCGATGAACCGGGCGTACCGGTCCGACCCTGTCGACGGCGCGTATTGGGCCATCACGTCGCGGATGGTGTCGACGTCGACATCGACATCTGCGCTCGTGGTCGTGCTCATGTTGGCGTCATTTTGAGGATAGCGGCGGCGACAACGACGGTGTAACACTTGCGACACATCTCCTCGGGGTCGGTTTCATCACCGCAGTATTCACAGTTGTTCATATGTCGAGTGCCTCGAGGACACGCGCGGTACGGTTGCTCGGTTCGTAACCCGTGATGAACGCCCGGTTGCGGGCAGCCTCCCACGGCACGTCGGCGCCATCCTCGGGAGCGGGCAGCGACAGGTCGACGATGTCGTCGCCGTCGCGAAGGAACCAGTGAGCTCCATCGGCGCCGTCGTAGATGTCGCCCCAGTCGAGACGGTAGACGTCTAGTGGGCTGTCCGTCCCACCCTGGAGGTGGAAGTACGCCTCCGCGAGCACGTAGCACGCACCCTCGACCGGGTCGGCGTAGTCGGCGTACTCGTACTTCCGAACGCCAGGGTGGTTACGGACGTACTCCCGGAGCCGACGGGCGTCGTCATCCGGCTCAACGAGGACGCGAGGCGTCACTTGAGCACCTCACGCAGTGCGTCGGCGACATCCTCCCTGGCGGCTGCATCCTGACTGTCTGGGTCGTCAAACAGCCCGAGGTCTTTCAGCCACATCCGGATGTCCTGTGAGACCGTCTTCTCGCCCCGGATCACGGCGGCGGGCTTGTACTCGTAGTAGGCTTTCCCCTGCGCCGTCCGCTTCTCGCTCCGGTCGACGAGTTCGTGACCGGACTCGAGTCCATCGGGGCGCTCATCCGGCCAGTCGTCGGCGCGGAGTTCCGTTTTGTGGAGGCCGACGGCGATGCCGAACAACTTCAGGTCGTCGCCGGTCAGCGGTTCGCGGTCGTGCCGGCGCTCGTACTCGTCACAGTAGTCCTCGTAGATCTGGTCGATGAGGTCCTGTTCGGCGTCGGAGCGGCGCTGGTAGTACGCGTTCCGCTCGGCGTACATCTCGTGCCGGGCGGCGTTGTCGTTGCCTTCGGGGGCTCCGTGATCGTCGGGGACTGTCCCATCGGGGTTCGTGCCCCGGCACTCGCGGCACTTCCCCGAGTCGAAATCAGTCCCCCAACCAGCGGCGCGTCCGCACGGCGATCCGCCGTTTCGGCGGCCGCCGTGGTCGCCGCAGGTCTCTTTTGGGCTTCCACGTGTCATCGTTCCTCTATGGCCTTTGTCTCGTGAGGCGTATCAGAGCCGTCGCGTGGCGCACGACTGGCTGCTGAACCATACCGCGCTGCGCCGGCGAGGCGTCACTCACGGTCGGTGATGAAATCGCCTTTTTCGCTGTCGAACTCTCGGATCGGAACGTGGAGCCCGGTTTCGAACGCGAGTCGCCGATGGGCGTCGACGTGGTCGGGTGGGGTGACGAGCAGCGGGATGCCGTCGCGGCGGGTCGCCGCATAGCCCGCGGCTTGCGCCAGCCCGGCGCGGACCGCGTCAGCTCTGGATTCCACCTCAACGAACAGCGTGGCGAAGCCGACGTCGACGACGATATCGCAATACCAGCGGACGCCCGGGAGGTACCGTTGTGTCTCGACGGCGTCCGTCCCGTAGGTCTCTTGGAACCAGTCGGCGACGGCCGGCTCGATCTCCGACTCGGGGGCGTGTGTCATGGCTCGCGGCCGTCTCTGTAGATCAGCGCGGCGCGGTCGACGGGAGCGGGCGACGTGGGCGCTCCCGCCGACTGCCTAGCGCAGTTGCGACCGGTACTTCGCGTACGGGGAGTCGTACACGGTCTGACTGTGGTCGGAACAGTAGCACAGATACTCCGCCGGCTCGCGAAAGCGGACGACGTGCGTCGGCAGGCCCGAACAGCCCCGATACTGACACGCGTCCGGCGCATCGTTCCGGCCGGGCTTTGCCTCGAAGCCGTCATCGTACGCGGGCATCGTTCTGACAGATCAGACACTCGGGGTCGTCACACTGCTCGCGGTGTGACGGCTCCTCGTTGGCGATCGCCTCAATGCAGTCCCAGCAGTGGTCACGATACCAGCCGCGATTATCCGTGTTCTCGACCGGATCACCACACCGGGTGCACGTGTGGGCGCTCACTCGTCATCGTCGTCGTTGGTGGTGAACTCGAACGTGACTGGGAGCGAGCTGGCGGCCACTTCCATCAATTCGCGCTCGATGCCCCAGAGCCGCCCGACGAGTAGAAACACGAGTGCTGAGAACACCCCGTAGTACGGCGGTCGGACGGCGCCGATCGCCTTGAGCGTGAGTGAAAGCGTCACCACAAGCCACACGATGACGAGTAGTCCGGCGACGAGTTTCGCGAGCGTATGGTGACCGTTGGGCATGCAGGATTTGGCGAGGGCGAACGCCTCGCGTTGCGGGTCGGCGAGTGGGGGGGTCATGAGACATCAGCGAGTGGTCGGCACCCACACGCTCGCCCCGACTGCGTGGAACAGCCACACTCGGGACAGCGCGTCGGTCGATACGTCGACAGTCGTGGGGGATTGGGTCGAGTCATGAGTGTGAAATCAAACGGAAGCGAAGCGGACGCCGGGGAATTGAACCCCAGCACGGGATAGGCCCGTCTCAGGCTTTGGTTTCGCCCGAGCCCATAGGGCCGTCCGTGACCACTCCAGTGGCGCCGCAAGGCGGTCGGACTTGGGGGGGTTTCCGAAACGTGAACTGAACTCATCTGGCAAGTTCAGAGGGAACGACCAAGCCGAACTGAGCGCGTGTCACGGCCGCTCTCGGTCTCGATCACGATCACGATTGCCGCTCCTCGCAGGAGGAGTGGAGGTGACGTAGTGAGGCCGACCGCTCGTGTGCCAACACACTCCCTCGGGCGCGTTGACCTAACCATCGGCGGGAAAGCCGAACAGTTACGCCCTCGGGAGATGGATCGACTCGGAATCGAACCGAGGACAGCGGCATCTTCAGTGCCGTGCTCTCCCACTGAGCTATCGATCCAACCGCTCCGCATCGGATTCCGCAACGCGGTAGGTGAGCCCGTCGACGTCGACAGTCAGGAAGCCATCAAGTCCAGCAAGGTCGCCGGCGGGCTCGAAGTTGATCGCGTCGCCCTCGAGTTCGCGACCGGCGAAATCGAAACCGACACGAGCGTACTGCGAGACGCTCATGAGTCTTCGTAGAGGGCCCGGCCGATCGCGTACGTCCAATCACAGTCCGACTCCCGCAGCGCGTCGAGATACGCGCTCTTTGAGGGCCGGCGTTGAATCGTGCCGTGCTCCTCAAGGCGGACGAGACACGCCCACAGTGACTGAATCGTGGCTGCCGGGTCGAGTTCGCGGAGAACCTCGTGTTGATCTGACGGGTCGACAGCGCCGCACTCACAGGAGGTCCGCGTGAACTCGATACGGCGCTCGGAGCCATCCGCGCGCTCGGCCTCGTCGACGCCGTCAGTCGCGTGGTCCGTGCGGTACTGATACCCGACGAAGGCGTCGCGAATGTGTTTCGGGATATTGAGTTCGACGAGTTCACTCTCTGGCGGGCGGTGGGTGTGTTTGATCTGCCGGAAGCAGGTCGCACACCACCGGTGGTCGGCGGCGATCTGTTGGAGGACCTTGGCTCCGCGGTGGCGGAACAGACAGCGCTCCGAACAGAAGCTCCCGCCGACCGATAGCTCAGGCGTTCGTGGACCGTCGCACTGGCGACACGTGTACGTCTCTGTGGCGTGTTCTGTGGCAGACATAATACGGAAGCGGGGACGCCGTGCTACAGGGCCCGCCGCTGTGAACGACGGACACAGGCGAGACTGAAGTACGGCTTACACCGGAAGTCATCCAAACGATACTTTTCGAGATACATAAGTACTACACTGATCGCCATTTTGTCGGTCACCCGTCGACGCTCCATGCAGACGAAGACGGATCCGCATGGTTCGGCGAGCGCGACACCATGCCCTCGTCGTGCAGTTGCCGGAGCGCGCGGCGGATTGAGCGTTTCGGGCGGGCCGTCTCGGTGGCGATCTGCTGGAGCTGCCGCTGGCCATCCTCGTTGTGCAGATGGAGATAGACGAGGGTGGCCGTCGGCGGGAGGTCGGCGAGCTGTTCGCGGGTCGATCGGGGCAGGTCTGACAGGTCGGCGGTCTCACTCATTCACGGATCCGTCATCAGACGTCTCGTGCCACCTTGTTTCGGCGCCGCAGTTCGGACACGCACCACCCTCGTGGCGGTGCATACACTCGCCGCAGATCACCTGAGATATGTCGTCGGTAGACTGATCAGTCATCGGCTGCGCTCACCTCCGAGTTTCCGTAGCTGTCGAGACTCGGTTTTGTACCGGTCAGCGCCTCCGTGACGAGCGCCTTCGCGAGGTTCACCGGCACCGCGTTCCCGATCTGCTCGGTTCTCTCGCCTTTGTTGCCGGCGAACTCGTAGTCGCTCGGGAAGCCCTGCGCCGCGGCGAGCTCCCGCGGCTGGAGCATCCGGTATCGGAGATCGAGCCCCCACGGGTAGAGATCCGGCACGCACAGCGCGTGTCGGTCCTTCGTCGTCACCGTCGGGAGCGGCTCCTTGACGTCAGCGGTGTCGCTGTTCCCGTAGTATTCGACGAGGAACGGCGACACGAGGTGTCCGTCGTGGTTCGAGGCCGTCACCGTGTGGAGCGGCCGGTCCTCCGCCTCATACGTCTCGTTACTGTGAAGTCCGCGCCGCGGGCCGTTCCGCGGCTTCACGAACGGCTGCGCCTTGATGTAGTGGATCGCCCCTTTCGTCGCGATCGTCGGGAGTGGCTCCGCTTCGGCGTCAAGCGCCCGGGCACCCGACTGCTGACCCATCACCATCGGCGTCCCGCCGTCGGCCTCGACCTGCGCCGGCCCTTCCACAAGAAACGGGTCGTCTCGCTCGTCCGCCGCGTTCTCCAAGTCGTCAAGCGCGACCACGTCCTCCTGCATCGCCTCGACGTCGTCGGGCTCGATCCCGGCGATGATCTCCGCGTAGGGTTCGAGCTCGTCGGCGCAGTGGTCGCGGATCCCCTTCGCGATCCGCTGCATCGTATTGTTTGAGAGCGGCCGGGAGCGAGACCACACCGAGCCACCGACATCGCTCCAGTCGATGATGTCCTCAGCGGGGCGCCAGTCGTCGAGATCGTCGTCTGCGTCCGAGTGCGTCGGCGCCGGATGCGTCGCCCGGTGACCGCGGCGCGCGACCACGAACAGCCGGCGGCGGGTCGTCGCGTCACCGTAGTCGGCCGCGTTTAGCGTGTCCCACTCAACCGCATAACCGAGGCTGTGAATGGCGTTCACCCACGCCTCGAACGTCTCGCCGTTCCGCGTCGGCTGCCCGTCGTCGTCGATCGGCCCCCACGACTGCAGCTCGGGGACGTTCTCGACCAAGACCGCGTCCGGCTGGGTCTTCTGGATCCAGTCGACAACGTGCCACGGCGACGCCCGCTTCTGCTCGTTGACCGGCTTTCCGCCGCGGGCGCTGCTGAAGTGCGTGCACTCCGGACCGGCGACCAGGAGATCGACGTCGTCGTCACCGACGATCGCCGGTGGGTGGAGTTCCTCGACCTTCGCGTTATGATGCTCAGCCCACGGGTGGTTCTGCTTGTGGGTCTCGATCGCCTTCGTCCAGTGGTTGATGGCGATGAGTCGGGCGTCACGGTCGAGATCCTCGCAGGCCAGTGCGAGGCCGGTCGAGAACCCGCCACCACCGCAGAACAGGTCCACGGCAGTGAGGCGATAGGTCCCAGAATCATCACTCATTCTGCCATCACCCCGTCGCGGATTTTGTTCGGGATTAGCCCGTGTTCTCGCAGTTCAACCGCTTCAACGACTTTCCACGCCTCATCGCCTTCGCGCCGTTGGTGGACCACGTCAGCAGTCGTCTCGTCGTACCGGATGATTCGGACTCGGTGGTGGATGACGATACCGCGCTTGTCGTAGCTTGTGTACGGCGATTCAGTCCACGAAGCGATGGTGTGTTCGTTACTCATCGATCTTTTCTCCATGTCCTTCGAAGAGGTTGCGTCTCGCCCACGCTGCGATGTAGCGACGGTCCGCTGCACCGATTCCACGGTCGCTTCCGACCGCAGATATCATGACTTTCCCAAGGCCGCCGAGTGGGTACTCGACGTCGTGCATCTCACAGCAGTGATGCAGTTGCGGGACGTGGATGTCAGCACCCAGAACCCGTGTGTGCGTCGTGATGGGCACGTCTCCGACCTGCGCTTTGAGCTCGTCGGATGGGCACGTCCGGCTCATCGACTCGCCCCCACGACGGCGCCGCGCTGTCGACTCCACGAGACTTCCTCACCGTCCTTGTCGAGCAGCACTGCCACCGACTCGGCGTCGCGCTCGGCAGCGGCCTCTCGACGCTCCGCCGGCGTCATCCCGGCCTGCGCGAGCCCCTCGTCGTGCTCCTCAAGGTACCGCTCGCGTTGGGCGAGTGCCTGAAGCACGCGCTCCCGCGGGTCGCGCCCCTCGATCGAGGCGAGTCGGCGCTCCATTGCTACCCAGTAGCGCACCAACGCGATCGTCTCAATGCCGCGGATTCGCGCGAACATGAGTTCGCCCGTCGTCCCATCACCGACGTCGATCTGGATCGGCTCTTGGAGGAATCGGGCGGGGTTCTCGCCATGCTCGGCTGAGAGTTCGGGCGACGGGTCAGGCGTCTCGGCAGCCTGCTCGTTGTGTTGGGCTTCAGCCGGCAT